GCAAAAGAATCGACGCCCGCACTTGTGCAAAACGCCTGCTCATCATTCGCGGAAATGCTCGCGCATATGACAGGGCAGAAAGTGACGGTCTGGATCGACAATGCGCCGATCGCACGCAATGCGCGTCAACGCGCTTAATCAGAAGAGAGGAACGAAATGGCTTCGTATCAAAAAGTAATCGTCGCGGGCAACTTGGGGCAAGACCCGGAGATGCGCTACCTGTCGAACGGCGATGCGGTCGCGAACTTCAGCGTTGCCGTAACCGAGTCGTGGAAAGATTCGGGCGGTCAGAAGCAAGAGCGTACCGAATGGTTCCGCTGCGTGTGCTTCAAGCGCCAGGCGGAAATCGCGGGCGAATATCTGAAGAAGGGCGCGCAAGTGCTCGTCGAGGGCAAGTTGCAGACGCGCAAGTATCAGGCGAACGACGGCAGCGACCGTTACGTGACCGAGCTGCGCGTCGACACGTTCAAGATGCTCGGATCGCGCTCGGATAACGAAGCAGCGCCGCGCAATCCGTCGAACGGAGCGCCGCGCCAGCAGCGCACGAATCAGAAGCCGCAGCAGCCGAGCGGCGGCGGCTTCGACGACATGGACGACGAAATTCCATTCTGATATTCAATCGCCCGGCCCCGCGCCGGGCATCACCCAAACCAACAATGACCGAACAAACGAACTCAGCCGAAGCCCTGATCCACTTGCGCGCCGCGGTGCATAAGCTCGAACAGACGATGCAGAGCGGCGTAAACGCGCAAAGCGTGAACCTGGCGCTCGATGTGGCCCGCCGCGCAAGCGAACTGCTATGCACCGTCGTCGACGAGCGCGCGGTGAACGTCGGACAGGAACTGATCGCGAAAAAACTGCGCGCAGCCGCTTGACGGTTCCGCACCTCGCGGGTATTCTATCAACGTGGTCAGAACGAAGGCGTCTTTAGAGGCGCCCTTTTTTGGCCCTATAACACTACCTCGGAGAGATGATATGACCCAGCTGGAGATTGTAGTCGACATCGAAACTGTGCCGGCGCAGAACCCGGAACTCATCGAAGAAATCCGCGCAGACCTGCGCGAGAACTTCAAAGCGCCGTCGGACATGACCAAAGAGCGCGCCTGCGCAGAACTCGGTATGAAAGACGCCGACCAAATCAAATTCACCTCGAAGGCGAACGCGCTGGCGATGTGGGTCGAGCGCTTCCGCGATGAAAAGCTCGAAGAGACGGCGCAAGCCACACTCGCGAAAACGTCATTCGACGGCGCGCAGGGTCAGGTCGCGGTGATCGGCTTTGCGATTGACGATGCGCCGGCCCGCACCATGACTGTTTGGGATTTGTCGCGTAAGAGCGAAATTGCGATGCTCGAAAACTTCTTCGACGCACTCAGCGAACTCTACGCGCCCGCGCTCATGCGCAATCCGGTGTTCATCGGGCACAACCTCGCTGGCTTCGATCTGCCGTTCATCTACAAGCGCGCGGTGATTCTCGGCATCAAGCCGCCCGCGTTCATCCCGTTCGGCGCGGCGCCGTGGTCGGATCACATTTTCGACACGATGGTTCGATGGGATTCGCGCAACAACATCTCGCTCGACAATCTGTGCAAGGCGCTCGGCATTGCGGGCAAGACGGAAGGCTTGTGCGGCGCGGACGTGTGGCCGCTGATCCAGCAAGGGCAGATTCAGGCGGTCGCGAACTACTGCATCGACGACGTGAATGCCACGCGCAACGCATATCGCCGCATGACGTTCAAGCCGATCGTCGAGCCGAAAGAATTCGCGCTCGAACTCGACACGATGCCGTTCTAACCGAGAACCACCATGCACACCGTCATCGTTCCGCACCTGTCGGCCTACTCGGAATATTCCCAATTCGGAACAGGGCCTTGGTTCTTCCGGCGATCGGTTTCGCTCGCAAATGTGATTTGGTGCTGACGATGACGGAGCAACAGCGCGCGGAGGCATGGCAACGCTTTCGCGACGCAGCACGAGACGGGCGCCAAGGCTATTACGCAAAGGCCGGCGCGCTCGTCGAGAAGGTGCGGCAGGAGCACGGCGAGCAGGCCGCGCAGATAGCCCGCAAAGAGTTGAACGCTTATATCAGGAGCGACAAACGCATATGAAGGAAGCAAAGCGCGGCGTCGAGCACGTGCCGACCGAATCGACCGAGCAGATGATGTTCTTTCAGTGGTTGCGCGCGGCGATGCCGAAACTGATTGCGTTTCACGTGCCGAACGGCGGGAAGCGGTCACTCCGCACCGCGGTTCGTTTAAAAAAGGAAGGCGTCGCCGCTGGCATTCCCGATGTCGTGATCGCGAAGCCGTGCGGCATCTACTGCGGCATGTACATCGAACTGAAGCGCACCAAGGGCGGCGCACTGAGCGAGTCGCAAAAAGACATGATCCGCGAGCTGCGCGCCGAAGGCTATTACGTCGCCGTGTGCCGCGGGTTCGATGAAGCGCGGCAAGAACTGCTCGGGTATCTGAACCTCGGGGAACACCGAACGTATGGATGAATGCGCCGTCATCATAAACGAGCGCACGCGAGCGCAGGCCGCGCGCGCCGTCGTCACCGCGCCCGATGGGTGGAGCGCTGTCATCAAGCCCGCGACGCGCTCATTGCAGCAAAACGCGCTTCTGCACGCGCTGTTCAGTGACCTGTCGAAACAAGCCAAGTTTCACGGGCGCACGCTCAGCGCGGCGCAATGGAAGGTGCTGATGATCAGCGGGCACACGGTCGCGACGGGCGGCGGCGCTGACATCGTGCCCGGCATCGAGGGCGAATTTATCAACCTCAGAGAGTCGTCGGCCGGCATGTCGATCCGTCGCATGACGAGCCTGCTCGAATACGTCATCGCCTGGTGCGCGATGAATCAAATCAGACTGCCAGCGGGGAAGGGTTATGAAGAATACGAAACCAGTCATTAAGCGCGGCGAGACGTATCACCGCCTGCTCGAACTCATGAGCGTGTCGCGCCGCATGTTCACCGAGAAGCAGATTCGCGACGCGCTCGGCGTGTCGTCGGCGACGTCATGGAAAGTGCTCGAACAGGCGCTTGCCGATCGCAAAATCTATATCTGCAAGTGGCTCCGCGCGGTCAACACACCGAAAGGCGGAGTCATGACGCGCGTGTTCCGCATCGGCGCCGGGAAAAACGTCCCGAAGCCGCCCGCTCTGACTGGCGCTGAATACACCGCCCTGCACCGCGCACGCAAGAAAGCAGCGGCAATCGCCGACGAGGAAAGGCGCGTCAAGCGCGAGCAGCGCGAAGAGGCGCAACGCATCAAGAGAGAGGCGCGCGAGGCCGCGAAGCTCCAGGCGAAGCAACAGAAGGAAGCCAAGAAGAAAACCAGCGCATGGCACGAGAAGCGCGACGAGGCTCGACGCGTCGCACGCGAGGCGAGAGAGGCGGCGAAGGTGGATGCCGAAGAGCGCGCGATGATCGCAGCCGATGCGAAGGTGCGCGAAGCCAGCGAGAGGGCGCAGCGCGAGACGACAGAGCGAATCAAAACGCTCATCGCGCAGCAGCCGCGCAACCCGTTCGCTGTGGCAATGGCGCAGCTCTAAAAATTCGTCCGCTAATACTACCTTTTAGCGATGAAACACGGTAAGATGGATCACATGGAGGTAGCAGTTTGAGCAAGCACACGCCAGCAGCAGAGCGCCGCTACATGGGATACGTCGCGGCGCGCGGTTGCTGCGTGTGCAAGCGGATCGGTTACGACGTCGACGGGATGCAGGCAATCGTTCATCACGCGATACACAACCGGTTCGGATGGGGCAAGGCGTCGAACTACCGAACGATCCCGCTCTGCCACACGCACCACGCAGACCCGCATCAAGGCGTCCACGGTCTGAACGCCGAAGCATTTGAAGCGATGTACGGATTCACAGAACAAGAACTGATCGAAGAGACGCAACGCGCGCTTGCCGATCATGTGCCAGAAAACGAGAGGGTCTACCAGTGAAGTCAATCAGCACCAGCGAGATATTGGAGTTCATGCAAGAGGGTAAGGGATATTCCCGCTCTTCTTTCTACGGCGCATTCCCCGACGTCGATCCGCGCCTAGTGAATGACGCGCTGCTGCTGCTGACGACGCGCGGCGAAGTGTGGAACGGCAACATGACGACATACGTCAAGTTCGCTCCGAAGGCCGCGAGCAAGGGCGCAGAGCCGATTATCTGCCCGTCGCACGCATGGGGCAATCTCAGCGGTTACGACGCGGGCTTGCGCGGGCTCCGTGGCGCGGCAGAGGCAACGCGCGGCGCGGGGTACACGGCGCCGGAGTTCGGCGGGAACGCGATGACCGGACGCGCGGGCAGCGAAGGGTTTGCGGGGCGCGCGATGGGCTTCCGGGTGATGAAATGAAGTTCGCATACGCTGATCCGCCTTATCTCGGATGCTCTGTTCGCCTTTACGGCGACCATCCCGAGGCAGCAGTGTATGACACGATCGAAGGGCACAAGGCGCTGATCGACCGCCTATGCGACGAATACGCCGATGGATGGGCGCTGTCGATGACAAGCGGAAATCTTCATGACATTTTGCCGCTATGCCCGCGCGAGGCTCGCATTATGCCGTGGGTTAAGCCGTTCGCGGCGTTCAAGCCGAATGTCGGTGTCGCGTATGCGTGGGAGCCGGTCATTGTCATGGGCGGCAGAAAGCGCACGCGGCAGCAGGATACGGTGCGCGACTGGTGCGCCGTCAATATCACCCTGAAACGCGGTTTCACTGGCGCAAAACCGGCCGATTTCACGTTCTGGCTGCTCGACGTGCTCAACGTTCAAGAGGGCGATACGGTCGACGACCTGTTTCCAGGGTCGGGCGCAGTGCAGGAGGCCATCAACGCGTATTTTGGGGCGATGACCGGGCACGTGCAGGACGGATTGTTTGCAGAAGAGGTAACGAAATGACCGACGCAGAAATCATCGCCGTCGCGCTCGCGCACTACGCAGCGCGCGCAATCGGCGAGGCCGGCGCGATGAAAGACCCGGCGTTTCGCTTTCCGGGCGGCGGCAGGCCGACGGCGAAGCAGGTAAACGAGGCGTTCCGGCTCGCGGAGCGCGCGCGGCAACTATGGCTCAATCAACGGAATAAGGCCGGTTGACATAAGGCCAATTATCGAATCGAAATCGCGCGCCACACTGCGACCCATTTCGCGGCGCGCGCCTTGTCGATTTGCTCGCGCGCGACGATCAATCGATCGACCGCGAGGCTCATGCGACGCAGTGCGTAGGCGGATCGCTGGTATTTGTCTTTTCTCAAAATGCGAGCGCCCCTTGCGGATCGGGTTCGAATTCGAACCGCAAGGCAGTTACCTTGCGACCCGCTTTGACGGGAGTCCAATTAACGATCAGACCGTTTTTCTCGCGCAACTCTTTCACGGCCGGCTCGATCACGCGCAAGCGTAGTTCCTTGAAGTTCGCGCGCGCGGTCGGCGTCGCTTCGGTGGCGTCTTGAAACTCGGTGATCGTCGGCGTCCAGCGCCCCGCACCTTGCCATGATTTCAGGCATTCGAAGAGGCGCCAGGAGTAGATCGAGCGGAACGCTGCAGCGTGCCTTAGCTTGTAGGTTGTGAACTCCGTCCGAAGGCCAAAGAGGAACGGCACAAGGTCGGGATGCCATCGCACCTCGACCGTGCCTTCGCCCTTTGAATACTCGCCCGTAATGACCCATGCGCGTACCTGGCGCCGCACGCCGCGCCGAGTCGGTATGTCGACAACGACTTTCGGCTGCTGAAGCGCCAGCGCGCCGGCCTGTAATTGCTGATACGCCGCGTCTAGCGTGATTCCGAACGTCTCCGCATACTCCATCGCCGTTAGCTTGACCGTCTGCATTTGCTGATCCATTAGCCCGCGTGCGTCGGTGCTGTCGGTCTTTGCCAGCGCAGCGGCAATGAATCGCTTTTCTGGCAGGCTTAAACCGTGTGCCGCGCGCGTGACTGCATTCGCCATGTTGACCTTTCGATCGGCGATTTCTGTCTGGCTGTTTGGCTTTGCGGTGAGCGAGCGTTTCATTGGAGCAATCACTCGGTTATTGGTGTGCTGGTGATCCTAGCACCAATTCGCGCCCGTTTTTTATACGTTTTCCCGTTTTAAACCGTTTTAGGCGGGTTGAGACGCTTATCTGGCGGGCGTTTGCGGGGCGCTATTGGTGTAACGGCTCGGTTCTATTGGTGTAACGGCTCGGTTAATTGGTGGAATGGCTCGGTCTATGGTGTAACGGCTCGGTTCTATCCACAGGCTATTCGAGGCCATGCTTGCGCCGAAGCACCGCCAACTCCTTCCGCGCGCCTTCGACCATGACTTCGGTCATCGATATGTCGGTCAGCTTTGCAAAGTTGCGCAAATCGTCATACAAACCTTTCGGCACTTTCAGGTGCATCGACTGCGACGGTTCACGAACCGGCAGGCGGAAGCCGGTTTGCGGGGCTTCTGTCGGCTTGCTTGGCTCCGCTGGCACATTGGCATTCGGAACGTGTTGCGAGCCGCCAGGCGCGGCTTCCGCCATGCGCGCGATGGCATCGGGAACTGGAGCGAAACCGTGACGCTTCGTGCTCATTGAAACACCTCCGCGTAAAGGGCTTCGATTTCATCCTGCGCCTTCGCTGTGTCCCGACCTCGCGCGAGTTCGACGACGCCCTTTCCTTCTGCCGCCGCCCACGAGAAGGCATTGCGCCGCACGATTTTGTGCGGATTTTTGCCGAACACTTCCGACAGCTTTTCAAACTCGTCTTGCAAGCTCGCGGTAAGCGTGCTGCGATCATCAGACGATATTTTGTTCATCACCGGCACGACGCGGAATGTCTTTCCGCTGGCGCGCATCTCGGAAACCATCTGAGCCATTGCTGTGAGCGACCAGACATCGTACTGCCCTGCTTCGGCCGGCACGATCAGCACATCGCACGCGCCGACCGCATAGACCAGTTCCGGCGAATGCTTGCCGCCGACGTCGACGACGACCGTATCGACCGCCTCGCGCTCGGCGATCAGGTCGGCGTAAATGTTGCCCGTCATCTTGGACAGCAGTACGTTCGGCTCGATAGCCTGCTGTCTGCGCAGCATTCCCCACATATGGGCATACTCGTCGAAGTCCGCGTCTATGAGCTTAACCGTATGCCCCTGTTTGGCCCTGCGTGCTGCTAGGTTTGTCGCGATGGTTGTCTTTCCAACCCCACCCTTGCGCGTGGCGACGGCTATCAACATATCCCCTCCGATGTGGATTTGGAGGGATGCTAGACCGTTTCCGCAACCATATCAAGCCGCGCCGGAGTGTACACGTGTACATATGCGTGTACACGTGTACATGGAAGCGGGGCTATACGGATGGCGATGCGCCGGCCCAGTGGGAGCCGCCGCCGCCCACACGAACCCCGGCCCACAGAAGCGCAGCGCGCCACGTCGGAACGCCCGACGCGATAGCCGCCTCGCGGAGCACGGCGTCAGCCACATCGCGGGTTACAGGGTGGAAGGTGTAGAGCCAGTCATGCACCGCGCTCGCGGCGTGCGCAGAATCGCCGCACAGCGCGAACGCCAGCGCCACGCGCGGAA